ATATGATTTTTTGAAATAATGTAATATGAAAACTTCTGCTACAGCCAGCCGCCATGGTAAGATGACGGCCCCACCAATAACAGCTGAATGCCTAATTGACACATAACAAAGGCCCTCCAAACCTATAAGCTTGGAGGGCCGAGTCGTTTGAGCATGAAAATTCTCACGCCAAACTCAACGTTTTTTTATTTAGAAGCTACTTACGTCAACAAGGTTTTTTCGCCATGACCTTCTTGTACATGTAAAATCCCAATAAATCTGACAAAAACCATCCAATTACAATAGCCCAACAAACACCCGAAAACCCCTTTATTGGTGCGAATGAATAAGCTAACAATAATCTTAAGCCTTGTGACACTATGGTCATTAAAATTGATATTTTAATCTCTCCGAGTCCTCTGAAAAATCCATAAAACATAACGATAAAACCAAGCAATACATAAAATACGGAAACAATTCTAAGATAACCAATGCCAACAGCGATTACCTCAGTAGCATCTTTACTTACGAAAAGTGTTATTAGGTTTGGTGCGAAAACAAATGCAACTATGCTGATTATTGCTGACAGCACTATAATTATCCTAGAAGTTACACGGAACCCTTCTCGAATTCTTTTAGTTTCTCCTGCTCCTTTATTTTGAGCAGTATAGGTTGAAAAAGCATTGCCCAAATCTTGCAAAGGGGTATTTGCAACAGAATCTATTTTAGAATCTGCTGCAAATGCAGCCATAACAGTTGTGCCAAATGTATTCACCAACCCCTGAATAAGCATCATTCCAAAGCTTGAAATAGACTGTTGCAGTGCTGTCAACACGGAATAAACGGCAATATTTTGAAATGCAGAGGTGTTGAATACAAATTCTTTCCTTTTAAATTGCAAGAATCCCATTCGCTTTATAGTATAAATGCCACAGCCTACGGCGGCAAACCCCTGTGTAAGAAGCGTGGCAATTGCTGCGCCAGCAGTTCCCATACGAAACACAGCTACAAAGAGCAGGTCTAAGAGAAGATTTGATATGCATGAGGCAACTAAAAAATATAACGGCGTTTTAGAGTCTCCAAATGCCCGTAACAAAAAAGCAAAGGCATTATACATACCGACAAAAACAAAGCCCCCAAAAACATACTTTAAATAATCAGAAGCATATGGAGTTGTTATGTTCCAAAGCTGGACTACCTCTCCGGCCCCGTTCCTCACGATCTCAGCGTAACCGCGGCCATAGACCAGCATATTCGCGACAAAAGCCTGCCAAAATTGGAAACTGTCAGTTTCCGGGTTTGGAGCGTCGTGCAGCACTCCGTACAGCGGAAGATCAGTCGCTTTCTCTTTCCCGGTTTCCGTTTTGCGATATAAAAACAACGGCAGAGACGCAATATTTTCTGATAAAAGTCGTACGCACGCAAACACGGCCGTTACCTTCAGCGCGTTTTGAGCATTGATATGGATTCCCACTTTTGACAAAACTCTTCCGAGTGCCGATTTCAGCTCCGGACTTGCTCTCGAAAGTGTGGAAATATTTTTAAAAAGTGTTTTTATTCTACCAAAAAAATTCAAATTGCCCTCGCCCCCCGTTCCGAATATACATTGCGCTTAGCCATGTGCGGCAGGAGCCGCGCCATAGCGTCAACCATTGCGACAAAAATGTCAATTCGTTCGATTCTGCTGTCCTTGATTGGCATGTAGTTTTCCTTCCCATCCATGCTGATATTAACATTTCCAAAACACCAACGGGCTGCCGGATGCGCTTCGTGGGTAATTAAGGGTTGCTTGTCCTCATTTGCGTTCTTTTCGCTGGTTTTAAACATGGTTTCCAACTCCTTCATAGATGGGGACATTCCGAGGATGGTCTGAGCGACCGGCACCATTTTGATGCCTGCGGCCTGAAGCATCAGCGTCGTTTCGGTCGCATTATAAGTATCAAATCCAATTTCGCGAATTCTAAACATCTTTGAGTATTCTAAAATCGACTCTCGGATTTTGGAATAATCGGTGACATTCCCTTCGGTAGGATGGATAAACCCTAGCCGCTCCCATTCGTCATATGGTGCATGATCGCGGCGCACGCGCTCTTTCATATTCTCCTTGGGTATCCACGCATCAAAAATCACACGGTAATCTGTCCAGCCTTTTTGCGGCGGGAATATCAGAGCGAATCCGTTCATGTCCCATGTGGTAGCAAGATCGAGGCCCCCGTAACAGTAACATCCCCGAAGATCCTCTCGGGTCCATTTTCCTGTTGTGGCATCCCATGAGGTGAGCGGTAGCCATCCGCGGGCCTTGTTTTTGTTCCACTGATTCAGGCGCAGCCATCGGAAAAGGCGTTCTGCCGCGGGACTGTTCCGCGCTGCCGTTGCTTCCAGGCGAACCTTATCAATGTCAATCGAAACTCCCAAAGATGGATTGACTTCATACCAGATTTTTTCGTCAAAAATATCCGCATTTTCGGGAGCCCCATAAATGCGGACATACCAATATGGATCTTCTATTTCACCGTCGCGGATTCGGCGGGCATATTCGTGCTGTTCCCACCCGATCGACGTGCGATCCGGATCATCACCCGCCGTGGTGATAACCCAGTAAAGAGTTTCTTTTCTGGCCGCACCGGCGCCGAAAGTCATAACGTCCCACAAATCGCGGTTCGGCTGGGCATGCAGCTCGTCAAAAATAACGACGGTCGGATTCAGGCCATGCTTGCTAAAAGCTTCGGCAGACAGCACCTTTAAAAAGGTTCCTGTTTGCCGATTCTTGATGGTTTTTTGACTGTCAAGGACTTGTAGTATTTCCTGCAGATCCTCATCCTGATTGATCATCTGGATCATTGCCATGTAAGACAATGATGCCTGATATTTGTCCGCTGCGCAGCAGTAAATCTGCCCTCCGGGACCATCACACACCAGATGATATAATCCAAGGCCCGCGATAAGGGTGGTTTTTCCGTTTTTCTTCGGGATCTCCAAATAAGCGTATGTGTATTGCCGGTATCCTCTACTGTTCAGAGTGCCGTACACATTTTCAATGACCTCTTTTTCCCATGGTAGCGGCACGAAAGGCTGACCATAAAAATCATCCGTCAGATGCAGCAACTCTAAAAAACGGACAGGTTCACGCGCCTTTTCGCGGTCAAACGGCATTATCCGTCACCCGCCCTGTTCCCCAAAAATGCGGCCATTCCGGTTTTCTTTTTCTCTTGTTCTTTTTTGGGGATGGAGCGCAGAGCGGACTGCACCGTCATGATGTTTTCTTTTGAGATGTCGAGGATCATTTTCCGCTTGGCCATGAGCTGTTTATCACAATTGATGATGTTGTCCGACAGCTTTGCGAGCAGCCGGTAATATTCCGCAGCCGCTATTCCGTCGCCCTCCGGGTTCCCCGTGAGTCCGTCGCGATAATCCGCCTGAAGTTCCTCTTTCGACTGCACAAACTGTTCCCGGATGTCCAAAATCTCGGTGCATTCCGCGACTAAAAGGCAGTTTGTATTGATGATCTGGCTATACAGATCATCATCCTTCCCGATCGACGCGAGCAGTTTTTTCATTCTCTTAAATTCGGCAGCGGCAATTTTATTTTTTTTGACGTCAACCGTCATTTTCATAGGCACGCCGGTGATCATCGCGGCTTCCGCTTCCCGTCGTGCTTTTAATTCATCCTTGGTTCGATGCCCCTCAACAAGGGCAATCGGTTTTGATGGTCGCGCCATTCGGGACACCCCCATTTTAAAATTTCTTAGTTTTGGGAAAAAACTGCACGCGGAGGGCTGAGACGGTCTCCTGACATGATCTTGCAGAGATTTACCTACCCCCTAGGGTGGCAGGCTACTCCCCTCTCGCCGTCCTAATGCTATGATGTTTGTGACAAAGCGCCATCAGATTATCTGGATGATATTTTAAATCCGGCCGATCACGCAGCTTTTGTATGTGATGAATCTCGGTGGCCGGTTGCACTGGCTCCCCGGGCAGCGGCTTATCCAAACAATCAACACACAGCGGATGCTCTCGCAAATACCTGATTCTGAATTTAGCCCATTGCTTATCATATCCTCTATGATAGGCACTGCCCCGGCACTCCACTGCCAATGCCTGATGCTCGTCGCAGTATCCGTTTTTATTGCTTGTAGTATTTGGGCAAAGATGCGCCCTGCACGGCCGCTCAACCCTCTGCGGCATTTTTATTACACTCCCCAAAATCAATGCCTACACAGACGAGGTTTCCTTTTCCATCACATACAGGGCAACACATTCCGTCTGCAAAGCGCAGCTTTTGTCTGCTAATTTTTGTGATATGCCCATTTTCACAAATGAAAGCATTTGGCTTAAAATCCATATTAACAACTCCAAATCTTCTTTCATGCGCATTAAATACTTATAATTATTTTTTTGAAATCGCTTGACTTATGCGCATTAAATGCGTATAATACAATCATGAGGTGAGACAATATGAAGCGCAGGGACTTAATAAAAAGGTTAGAGCTGAATGGTTGGTGGAAAATAAGGGAAGGTGCAAACCACGACATTTACACTAACGGGACGCAAAGCGAACCGATCCCCCGCCACACCGAAATCAATGAATTACTCGCAAAGTCTATCATCAAGCGGCAGGGGCTGAAATAAAGCCCCGCCGCGACGGTTAAATAAATGGAGGTGTTTTTTTGTGAAAAAAGTTTATCCCGTTGTTCTCACCCCTGCCGAACTCGGATTTGTCGTATATGTCCCTGACCTTAGAATAAGCACAGAAGGAAATGACGTCGCTGACGCTATTTCAATGGCCCGCGACGCAATCGGTCTCTGGGGAATTACGGAGCAGGATTTCGGAAGGACTATCCCTGAACCTTCTGAGCTGTCCAAAGTGTCCCACGAAGCAAACGAAATTGTAACACTGGTTGACATCGACTTTGATGCGTACCGGCGAGCAAACGACATGCGGACAATCCGCAAGAACGTTACCATCCCAAGCTGGTTAAATGAACTCGCTGAAAACTCTGGTGTTAATTTCTCCCAGGTCTTGCAGGATGGGCTTAAACAAAAGCTTCATGTTTCTGATCGATAATCTCAAATCCCCGTCTGAATCAGGCGGGGATTTCTTTTTATAATAAAAAGCGCACCGCCGAAGCGATACGCTTTGAATATTCAGCTTGCGTGTTACAGGTGGCCGGGCTGCCCACGCTTAAAGGTTCCCTTTTGTTCGGCGGAGGCTTTCGATGCATCCTTTACCTTGAATCTTAACCGCCTTAGAGTGGCCCTTATAAAATCATGGAGGTTTTGTGCTGGATGAACCAGCTTGTACCACCGCCCGGCCCTGACCCGGCAGGCCCCAGCATTCGCTGCGCCCGGTGGCATATTCGCGGCAG